AATTGATTAAATTCTTCATCCGTTAATTTTGGTATTAATTTTTCAAATTCTTTATCTATTTTTATTTCCATAATTCCTCCTGAATAGCAAAAGAGATTTATAAATCCAGTTTCCCGTCTCGAATTTATAAATCTCTTATATTATTGTATTGTCATACAATATGTATTGGACGGGAATCAATACATATTGTATGATTCCGTTATTATATATTATTTTAAATATTTATACAAATTTAAATTCCTAAAATTTTATACCTGCTTGTAGCCCAAGCTATTAGGCTATCTGGTATATGGTCATCAATCTTTGCAATCTGACCTAGCTCTGGGTTTGCATAATGATACTTTTTCATTTTCTCTTGGGCTGTTTTATTAGTAATATTTAATTTGTTTCTTTCTAATAAAAATCTTAATACATTTATGCCAATACCTTTCCACTTATTAAAAGATACTGGAATAACTTTAGTTGGACATCTTAATTCCATAAAAGTTTTTTGTAATGTAATATTGCTGTCTTTAGGGTTACTATCACAATAGACGGCTATTACATTATATTTGATACATAATTCAGCTATTGCCTTACATCTTTCTTTTAATTCGACATATTCCCAATATTTAGTTATATTATTTCTGAAAATTTCTCTAGGGTCTTGAATTAAAGAAAAAGCTGTAAAACTATATCCCCAGTCAATTCCAGCCTCTGTAAATACTTTAGGCTCAAATATATCATTTCTTCCTCTGTTATATGCTCTATCTATACTATCAAACTCAAAAATTGTTTCCCCTACTTTAGGTCTTTTTAGTAAATATTCAGCATCAACCATTGCTTTGGTACATTGTTTTATTTTTCTTTCAAATTCTGCTAATGTCCAAAACCCTCTTTTTCCAATAACTTCATTAATACACCAAGCATATAATTTAGCTCCAATTTCATATCTATTATCGATTATTTCAGACATTAATCCAAAAGCATTATGTAAAGTGCTAGAAATTATTACATTATCAAGTATTCCATAATTTGACTTCGGCTGTCCTAAAGCTCCCAAATATATCTTTTCTTCCATTTCGTCAACTTCATCTAATCTTAATTTTTGAGGATGGGGCCCTCTTATTGATTTTGTAGAAGCTGCCAAAGCTTGAAATTGTGATCCATGAGTTGTTTTAAAACCTCTTCCAGCTACTTGACCATTAACTAAAAGTTTATTTCTTAAATGAGCTACCGTTGGCATATTCCATAATTCATTAGTATATGCAACCGCTTTTATTGACTGTTCTAAGCTTCCCCCTAATACAGTTGTCCAACAATGAGGTTTGAAAACACTTTCTAACCAACCAAGAATTGCTAAATCTCTTGTTTTACCTGATCCTCTCATTGCATACCATATGGAAAAAGAATCTTGTTCTGAGTAAGCTCCCCATAATGCATCCAATGGCGATTTATGATCATTCTTTACACAATATTCATTAGTACTTCGAGGATAAGGAAATTTATTATTTAATACTGTGGCACAATAAAGAGCCAAATGTTCCTTTGATCTTGGAGCTTTTCCAGCGAATGATTCGTCTATATCAACTATATTTGAAAAGTTTGGTAGTGCTTCTTGTCTATTATAAAGAGAATTAATCACAGCAAAAGAAAGAATATCACAATATTTTATTATTGTTTTTTTATTTCTCTTCTTTGTTTTCTGCATTTTTATCCTCTTCTTCCTTAATTTCTTTTTCTAATTGCTTATAGTCGTCATCATCAATTGCAGGATATAAAGCTTTGAAGGCATTTTGTATATGTTCATCTGTAATGTTAAGTTTAATTCTTCCCTTTTCAAATTCTTCAATGAGTTCTTGATCAACTCTTTTCCATTTTGTAGGAAATCTATTACATAGAGCAAAAATTAAAGCATTAACATTCCCTCTATGAAATTTTGTAATTTTTTTTTGTTTCTTTTTTCTTTTTATTACTTTTTCCTCACCATTATCAATTATTACATCTTCTTCTAATTCTGTTTGTACTTCAGTATGTTCAAAGCCTGTACTTTCTTTATATAATGCTTCTGTTAGTTTGATTTCTAATTGTTGTTTGCTGTTCTTTAGCACCTTTTTAAACTCTGTTTTTAATGTAGAATATTTATAGAAAGTTGCTTCACTTACTCCCAACATTTTATAAATTTGCTGGTGCGAATAACCTTCATTAAGCCAAAATCTAATTTGATCTAATTGAGGATAAATTATTGTATCATATGCGTTTTTTCTTCCTGCTTTTTTGACTTTTGACATAATATCAACTCTTTTTAAATTTCTCGTTTAATATACATGGAACAGCATTTTTCCATTTGATTTTATGATGTATTCTTTTTGAATCATTATTTATTATCATAGAAATTTTTACACATGATGGACAATACATTACAGTATAAAAACTTTTAACATATGTTCCTTGTTCTAAATATATAGTTGTCATTCCTCCTGATTGTTTTTGGGTTTGTATTTGTTCTAGTGCGATATGATTAAGCATTACAAAAATTTTACCTTCTTGTCCTAATTTTACATAGGTTGTTGTATCTTCATTTACATTTCCTAAAAAACTAAACCTTCTGTCTACACTACATACAAAGCTATTCATAGCTTTTCTTTTTAATCTTATAGCTGCTCCCATTGGGTTATTTGTTCCCCCAATATAATCCCCACCTTGAGCGAATGTAACGGTTAGAATATCTTTGTTATATTCAAGAAATTTAATCATTTCATCAATAATATTATCTAATATTGGGATTCTAATTTTTGTATGTTTATAATCTAAATTCTTATTAAATCGATAATTCATTGATTTATAATCATCGTCAAGTTCCATAAAATATTTAAATTCTTTTTCTTTAGCAATATCAAAACAGATATTTCTTGCCGATACTACAGTCTTTCTATGGTTAAAATTATCTCCTTGATCAGTCTTTTTACATGCTTCTTTTTTGTCAAACATTAAAACTTTTTCAGTTCCATATTTCTCAAAATATTGATCGGCTGTTTCGTCTTCATTATCGATCAAAATAAACCATTTGCCAGAATAACCAAGATTATTTAACATATCAATCGTATGTATTTTATCAGCACGACCATGACTTAAAATAAAAACACAAAAATCTTTTCTCAATTAAAATCATCCTCTCCAAATGGCCCTTCAACTTCATTATTATTTAATTCATCTTCTCTTAATTCATTTATTTTTTTTGAAAAATCAACAAGACCGTTAGCGATAGCTTTTTCATAATCAATTATAATTAAAGCTAAATCTTCCATTAATTCTTGAGTCTCTTTATTTTGATGGCAATAAAATTCTGCGATATTTTCATAATTGAAGGTTAAAAATCTATTTGCGGATAACTTCAAAAATTCTTTTATATTATCTTCAATATTACTTTTTTCAATCTTTGAAATTAATTCATTTGTTCTATCAACATTAACTAAATCATTAATTGGTGGAGCTTCATCCATTTTAGGCGTATATTCTGGAGATGCAATTTTATCAGTATATCTATTTTCATCATTTTCATTACTACCAGATCCCGAAGAATTATTATTATTATTTCCAAGACTTTTGAATTCTTCTTCTAAATCTTTAAATTCCTGATTATCGAATCCAGTTAAAAGAAAATCGTCATCATTGAAATCTTTTAAAATTTCATAAAGCTTTTCATTATCCCATTCACCAGATATTTTATTGAGTGCTACATTTAAAGCTTTTTCTTTTGTTTCATCAAGACCAACAACAACACAATCAATATCGGTATAACCTAAATCATTTAATACTTTTACTCTTTGATGACCTCCAATTATTCTATACTTATTATTTTCACAATTTTCATTGACGATAATCGGCTCAACATAACCAAATTCATCAATACTTTTCTTGATCTTTTGATATTCTGGATCACTTTCTTGCAAATCTTTTCTTGGGTTATATTCAGCATTGATTAATTCGCTAATTGATAACTTTTTAATTTTCAAGACATCATCTCCTCTACTTTTAAGTATATTGTACTATAAATATTGAATAAAACAAAAGGAAGCTTAGAAATTCTAAGCTTCCTTAACATATTTTATTTATTTAATGTTTTCTTATAATTAGAAATTAATTTATATATTTCTTCTATCTCTTGAAAAGATAAATAATTCTTTGATATATTTATCTTTTCAATATCCCTATTTCTAATAAATACATCAGCTATAATTTTATTATTATCTATAATTGAATAAATTGGATTTCTCCCTCTTACAGTACATTTTAAATACATTATTTCATTTATCATCTTCTTTCATTTTAATTCATTATTTATTCACCTATATATTTATAATCATTTGATACAAATCTTTTATGTTTAACATTGTCACCAATATTCCCAATGTTTCCACCAGTAATATTATATTTTATAGTTTGTTCAGCATTAACAGAACC